TCATTCTATGCTGTCCAACGAAAAGTGATGCTCCATCCTGAATAGCGTGTCTTACTGAATCTAAAGTTATTTTTTTATTACCACCTACTCTTACAGCAGTTACATTTCCTATAAAGTCTCCATTACCTAAATATATTGAATCGGTGACATTTATATCTGTAACAACCTTATTAGTATCTATTGTTGTTTCTACGGTTGTTGTGCTTTGAGCGCTACCGCTGCCATCGAATGTAACAACAGGATTATAAAACTCCGTAGCCATATGATTATTTGGTATAGTTAATCGGTCGCGGAAATTACTATTATTACTATGTGATTCAACATCAAACTTATCAATATCAAGAACGAAATATTCACAGTTGTCCGATACTGTTTGTCCTCTTATAGCAAAACTCTCTAAGAAAATATCAGAAATACCTTCTACTTTTAAGGTAATATCTAAATCAGCCTTCCATTTATACCAACCCTTGCTTGTATCACTTCCAGTATTTGTGACTAAGGGACTACTTAAGTCTCCAGTATCTATAATTACTGTATGACGATTAGTGCGTTCATGAAATGTCTGGGTGTTTTCGAATATTTTAGGTGGAATTTTCGCATCGCGATTATAAACTGATAGCATTTCAGCTGTAGTTTTGTTAGGGTCAAATGCTACAGCATTTTCATTAGAATGATCGCGATTATTTACTGTAATCTGGTTAATAAGAGCCCTAGCATTAGTATCTGGATTAATTTGGAAATATGGGTTATTATTATTATTTTCCGCTGCTTTTGAAACCTTAACCATTACTTTCTTTTCTTGTGATGATTTTGTTACTAGGGGTTTAGAATTGTATGCTCCTGCGAAAGAACCTCTATCTAAAATTGGCTCATTCTTGTTTGGGTCTAATGTAGCAAAGAATTCATTACCGCGTTTCTTACTTTCCATATGTCTCTGTCTTTCTTTTTCTTGAGCGTCATTTGATTTTTTAAGATTTTCACGGAATTCTGATGTTTCATTAACCATTTTTGAATGATTATCAAATGGATTGCTTTGACCTCTTTCTCGTGCGAATTCATCCAAACGTTTAGCAAAATCCTCTGTTGATAAATTTGAGTCATTTTGAATTGGCTGGTTGTTTGTTATACTTGCGTTTTGAAAAAGTGCGTCTAATTCACTTACCTCGTTTTCCTGTTCGTTAAGATTTAAACCTAAAAGTGGACCATCAGTATATCCAGTTAAATTAAGTCCTGAATCTGGTGCCTGCTTTTCTTGTTCACGTTGATACATTTCAACTAAAAAAGGCTTAATTTTCTGGCTAGAATATTGATTCAACTGTTGAAGATTTAATGACTTTCCAGTTTCACTTACCTGACGATTAATACTTTTCATTAATTTTTTTGTAGCCTTTTTGAATTTTTCATTCTCGGTAATATCTATACCAATATTTTTGATATCTTGGGATATAAAATGAAAGAGATTTTCAAGGTTTTCCTTAGAAAGGTATTTACTCATTATTTATGTAATTATATAATTTTTTTTAAATATATTAGTATTAATTAATTAATAGTAGGTTATTCAATTCCTTCTCTTGAAGAATAGTCCAATTACAATTCTTGAACCAGCCTGTGCGCCCTTTACAAAATCATAGTTATCTCCTGCGTTGTAGGTAAGTCCCAATAAGGAAAGAGTAAGTTTTCTATAACTTCCACTTGTCACAGTAGTTAAGTAATTGCTTTTAAGTTTTACTGTGTATGTTGTTGCATCTACACGTGTGCTCTGTGCTGCGTCCCCTTCTGCTCCTGGGGCATCTGCTGCGTTATCATTATTTCCATATGTTTCATTTGGGAAAAGGTAATATCCAAGTAAGTCTGCGTTTGTAGTTCCTACATTAATAGGTAATTCATCAATTCTTAAACCAAAAAGATTAATATTTTCAATTGTTGAGCCAGCTGTTCCACTCTTTAAGGCATGTAATCCAATATATTCTACATAAACATCAGCCATACCATCAATAATAACTGGCTCTACTAGCTCTACTTGAACTTTATCTATTTCACCATCTGCTCCTAGATTACCTGAATCTAAATAAATAAGTTTTCCTAAATCACGTTGGTTATGAAATCCTGTATTGCGATATAATTCTGTGCCTCCTTCTTTTATTTCTTCTGTTATGCGTTTCATATCGGCGTTATCACGAGTTTCACGTTTAGGTTCTTCATAGATATAGTCTGGTAGACGATTTGCCTGGCTTTGATCTCCAAATTGTTTGAGTTTATCTGGTTTATCTGGGACCACGGGGGTAGTTTTCTTTTCAAATGGATTGTTTTCTTCTATTTTATTTTCATATAAACTTCTAAAAAAATCGTTGTCATTTTCAATTGATACTTTATCATTATTCAATTTACTTTCAGCGATATTTAGTGATTTTTCATTTACCATTCCACGTTCCTTCATTAATTTATTCATTCTTTCTTCGGGTGTTTCACGAAGCGTATTCAAATCTACATCATCTCTACTATTTTGATTTACTGACCTTGAAAACATATCTGGTTTCATTTCGGGAACATTTACATTACGGCTACTATTAAATGGATTATTTAACTGAGGCTCTACATATTTCTGGGGAGGGAACTGTGAAGACTGAGGTCTTGGGTCTGTATTGAGTGGTCTATTTGCTAAATTGGAAAAATTATTACAAGTGGTTTTGTTCGTAGATTTATTAATTCTATCAATAAATTTCTTAGTGACTGTATTAACTACAATACTATTTATAAATTGATTAGAAGCCTGTGGGTTTTTTTTTATAACATCACGGATAATAATATTTAAGGAACTCTTATAACTAGGGTCTCTGTCTAAATTGTAATTAGTCTTTTGACCTATTGTCTTTTTCAAGGTAAAATAAAGAGAATTAAAGTCTTTTTCGCTGTAATTCATTTATATATGTAAAATAAAAAAAATCTTAAATCTTATCTAACAATTGTAATTTACTAGTATTCCAGTCATTCAACCTTTGAATACACTTAGCAATTACAGCCCTTTCTCTTTTATTTGTATTCATCATTTCATTATTATTAGAGGATATTGTAGCTTGGTCTAGAATAATACTTGTAGATGTTTCTAGTGTATCGTTGTCTGTAAAGAACTCCCACTGATTAGGACCTTTCGCTATATACCTCCGGAATGAACCATCGTTTGAAAACATAAAATTAGGGCATGTCTTTTCGGGATTATCTAGCGATTGTATTAGAGAACAATTGCGGGATTTTAATATTTTATCTATTTCATATCCTATAAATCCAGGATTTCCTGTTGAATGTGCGTTTTCAAGGTTGGCTATTTCTTCTTGTGAAAGTTTTTCTGTAAGAAGAAAAGACATTATTTGCTGAAAACTAGGGTTATTACTGAAGAAAGTATTAAGGAATTTTATAGGAGGCATATTGTAAATATTACACTGAATATTAGTATTATAGTTGTTAATTGTAGAAGTTGTTGCTTTCTTCAATTCTTCAATTGTTTTATCACGTTCCGCTATTTGATTTTTTAGTTTTTGTGTTGGATTACAGAACTTCTCAATATGGCGGTCTAAGCTACTTTTTAGTGTAAAGGTTTCATCACAACTTTCACATACGAACGGCTTACAATTTCTTTGATGTTTTTTAGTATTCAAATGTCTTGTATAGTGGGTTTTAATAGTTGATTTGAACCCACAAGGCTCACAAGTATAATTAACCATTATTCTAATTAATATATAATATATACAACGTTAAGTATTTTAAACAGTAGTTAATTTCAAGTAATCTACTGGATAAATAAAATTGACTTTCATAATGATAGTCTTGGGGTTGGTAAAACTCCAGAACTCCAGAATATAATGGAAGAACTCCTTTTGAGAACCGAAAAAATCCTTGAAGAGAAAAAAGTGGATACAAAAAATCCATACGCTAACAACCTGGTCCAGCTAAGCAAAGTAAAAGAAGACATCATTCAGGACTACAAAAAAGAAAAAATTACTCGCGCAGAATACTTCAGGACACTCTTCAAGTTGTCTACTCTAATGAAGCAGATACGATACTACTAGGGCACACGGACTTTGGGAGCTCTACTTTGTGTATAATATATAAGGGGTAAAGTAGAGCAAGACAAGTAGAATAATTATATTAGCGTTTTGACCTAGATTTACTAGGGACATAGCCAAGAAACCAGCCATTACCATCATTAAAGAATCACCTAGTATAGCACCTCCACCGTGTTCGTCTCCGTAGTCCTTAAACATATCTATCATCTTATTAGCGCCCTTAGGAATACTATAGAAGGCTCCAGCAAAGAGAAGGTCGTGGATTACTTGGATTACTACTAAGAGAACTATGAATTTCCAGGCTGAAAACTCGCGGAATATTTTTTTATATATTGCTCGGGCTATAACGAATCCAATCATTATTATTGTAATATCGCATAGCATTCCACTAAGTCTATATGTTTCATACCATCTTGCCAAATTTTTACTTTTGAGGAAAGGAGTGTAATAGAGAATACCCATAAAAAATAAATCAGTAAACAAAACAGCATTTAAGATAGGTAAGTAATCACTTACTTTATTGAAATTTGAAATATCAGCTAATTTCATATATAATAAAAAAATAAAAAAATATTTTTATTTACTTTCTTTTAATGAGTTTTCCTGTGATTTCCTGGATAACTGGGACAGCGAGTTTCAAATAGTTGTCGAGGACTACAATTGAGTCTGAACCTGGGGCGTTTGCCTGAAGGTAAGCTAAGAGGTCTTTAACTATTTTCATAGAGGTTTCTGGGTCGCGTAATAAATCACTTGGGAAGATGTTTCCTACTTTGTTTAATTTACCTTTCATTTGGAAACCTAAGAGAACTTGGTTTAAGAATTTGGCAACCATACCTAAGTTTGTGAATGGAACAACACGACCACTGTAAGATGGGAGTTCGTGAGAATGAACTTCGGATTTTATTAAGTCGTTTTCGAGAACAATCATATTTAATTTCTTGGCCTTGGTTTTTGGAGTTTTTTCTAATTTTGCCGCTAAATCTTTGAAAAGGTCTAATCTTTTCTTTGTGTGAGCAAGGTCAATTGATTTTGTGAATATTCCCTTTTCGTATCCAGCCTGTCTAGAACGGTAGGCGGCTCTTTCATCTACTTCTTTATCACGAACTGTATCGCGAGTATCTAATGGTAAATTGTTTTTGGCAGACATTTTTTTTATACAATAATACAAGAAAATAATTCCATTTATTCAATTAATCCATTAACTCATTTCATTCCTTGAAAACCTTCTGGAAATGATAATCGTAATATTTACGGTTTTTCTCATAATCACCTATTTTAAAGGTATTATCTACTCTTAAAATCTCGGGATATTCTTCAAAATTAAATTGTGGAGATACAATTACTATTCCTGGGTCTATAATTGAAACATCACCTTTATCATAGAACTTGTGGCAGTTTCTACACATCCAAGATACAATACCAGTATCGTTTCTTTCCTTTTCATTTGAAACACTCCGTGGTTTAATATGGGCGCATTCTAATAAATATATTGGCGCCTGTGATTTACATATAATGCATCTGTTTTCACTATTATTTATTAAATGTTTCCTTAAACGATATTGCTCTGGTCTAGAAGCATGAGAAGAAAATGAGGTAGCAAAGTATCTTGCTATAAATATCATTAATATTTAATAATTTTATAATTTCTTAACTGATTTAATTAATTTAATTAATTCATTTATTAATACCAGATGAAATCGAAGTTGCGAAAAAATCCGCAAAACTTTCGCAAAACTTCGCAAAAAAAAGAATGAAAAAAGAATGAGTCCTTATCGTTCTTAAAGGACTGAACCTGATTTATTTTGAATTATTTTGTTTCAATTGAGACCATAAAATGGTAGATTTTGAAAATGAACCAAAAATGAACCAACGCCCGAGTTTTGCGAAAAACTTGCGAAATTCCGCGATTTTTTTGCGAAAATTTCGGATCTTTGCTCCCCGATTTTTTTGTGCTAAATTGGCATTTTTCAATTTATGGTGCGAATTAAAAGAAAAATATTGCGTAAATTACAGCGTGCACTACATTAAAAATATACTTTTTTGTGCTAATTAGGCATTTTTGATTTTATGGTGCGGTTTGAAAGAAAAATATTTCACTTTTTTCGGCTTCCGCTACATTAAAAATATACTTTTTTTATACTTTTTTAGGCATTTTAGGCAAAAAAATACTTTTTTTTCAAAAATTTTTTCGGATTTTCACTTTTTTTATTTTTTTAATCAGAAAAATAGATTTTTGGTAATTTTTTTAAGTCTTTCCATAAAATCATAGGACCACGAAATCCAACTGGTGTTTTATCAGGTAATTCTGTGAAATGCGTCTTTTTCCCTGAAAGGAATCCGTCTATTAAGGGATACCATTTATTCTTTTTATATTCTACATCTAAATATTCTGGTGTTGGGTCATGTTTTTGGTAAACTTCAAAATGTCCCATTAATTCTTTATAATGAATATATTTATCTCTTTCACTTTTGAAAAAACTTTGTGGAGTATAACTTTTATTACTTTTAAAATAAGTCATAGGAGCGTCTAATGCATTTCTATGGAACAAAAGAATATCCAATTTATCTCCTGGTTTTAAAGATTTTACTTCTCCTAAAGTTAACCAATACTTCCTTGATTCATCATACCATTTAGAATGTTCTAATCCTTCTAATTCTGTTGTTTTCTTACTTTTACTTTTACTTTTACAATAGAAATCTTTGGCAAACTGCTGTGATTTAGAATCAGGCCATTTTTTATATCCACTAGGAACCTTTCTTGGAGTATCATTAAAATCACCATAATCACTTTCCGACGCATGAAAGTATCCTGGTTTATCGATTGCTGAAACACCAACTAATACTTGCGATGTAATCCCTCCTTTTGCTGATTTTGTTTTCTTTTCGTAGTGGACAAATCTTGCTATACATTCACTTTTTTCTAATTTCATTTGTTATAATTTAATATTTATTTATTTATTTTATTATTTTATCGAATAATGGAGAGAATTAAAGATAGAGAATGGTATTTATCACTTAACAAATCAAAACTTACACCACCAGGATATGTCTTTGGAATTGTATGGCCTATTCTATACTTACTATTAGGCATTTCATTCTTGTTAACTATTAAAAGTCCAAAGTGTATTGGATTTTGTAGTCCGCTTGTATTTTTTACAGGTCAAATGATATTAAATTTAATTTGGACAACAGTATTCTTTAGAATGAAAATGATGAAAACGGCATTACTTCTCATTTACGCAATCATAGCATTAACCATAATTGCTTTTATGAAAATGCTTCCTGTTAATAGAAACGCGGCACTATTATTAATTCCATACTTATTATGGCTAAGCTTTGCAAGTTATCTCAACTTATATATTGTAGTTAATAATTAATTGAAAAATAGTTGTCTATATGAATTCATGGTATCGTCATCAATAATGTTCTTTGTAACCTGGTCGAAATCTCCACCTTCAAGCATCTTCACTATGAAGTGAATACAATACATTCCACACTCACTAAACTTTCTTTGATGGCGGATGTCGTTGCTTCGAACTTCACACTCTCGGCCCATTTCTTCACATTGGACTTTAATTCTACGCATTAACTTCTGGACTTCGCGAGGAGGTTTGTATCCATAACTATCGAAGTATCCAACGAAAGATTTTCTGCCGAAACGCGCGAACATAGCAATCCAGTGACTTCCTGGCTGGTCGTGTTTATCTAAGTTAAATACAACACCTAGTCTAGTTTTACCATTATCTACAAGTCTTTTTACACTTAAATTACATAATTCATTAGCAACACAATTATTATTTGAAAATCTATGGTCGAAATCAATAGGAACAGCACCCATAAAAGCAAAATTAGAATGCTTTTTCTCATATTGTGATAAAACATCCTCGATATTATTTGTATCTAACCAGTCAAGAGAGTTGCTCTCCCAAGCCTTAGGTTTCTTTGGTTTAAATATTTCGGTAGTATCAACATCGGCTTCCTTAGCCCAGCATATCTCATCTCTACACTTTCCCTTCATTTTGTCTCTAATAAGGTTCCATAATTCATAATCACTAGCATTTGGATTATAAATAAAAGGTTCTTCGGCGTCTAATTTCTTAATTATTTTTAATAAACTTTTACGGTCGAAACAAGTGAAACGCTTAACTGAAACCTTCTTAGTTTTTTTATTAAATTCTCTCCTAGAACTTCCAAAATTTCCTGGAGCACAAATTCCACCTCTGGGTTTTGATAGCCCCCTCTCCTTTCTCTTTTTTGAAACAGGCATTCTATATCTAAAATAAAGGCAGAAAATTTTTATTTTATATTTTTTTTAATTACTTAACCAGTATTAGTATTAGAAACTTAACAAATGACTATAAGCAATTATCAAGCAACACTCGATTTTATTAAAATTTTTGGTATGTTCACAGTTCTCCCAGAAACCTACTCTGGAGACATGCTCGAAAAACATCGTAAAACCGCAGAACTTAGATATAACCTTATTAGAGAGGAAGTAACAGAATTACAGGATGCTATAAAAGACCGCAATTTTATTGAAGTAATTGATGCCCTAACAGATATTTTGTATGTGGTTTATGGTGCTGGTGCAACTTTCGGTATTGACCTCGAATCAAGTTTCCGTGATTACATTTCAAAACAGGGTCTTGTGACTGACTGCGAACGATTAAACAATACTAGTTATACACATTTTGAACTTATTACTTCTATGAAAAGGGAAGATTTCACTATTAAATCTAACTTTTTTGCCGATGAAGACATTCTTAATTGTGTGAATAGTGTATTAGGCTCAATTGATATGACACTCTCTGGTCTCAAGGGTATATTGTATAACTCTACAGCACCCGAAGACCTCGAAAATACACTCCACTACATTAACTATTGTGTCTATTCAATTGGTAGCACATTACAGATTGATTTGGATAGGAGTTTTGATATAGTTCATTCAAGCAACATGTCTAAAGTATGTGAAAGTGAAGAAATCGCTAATCAAACAGTTGAATGGTATTTAGAGAATGAAAAGAGGTATGACTCACCAAAGGCGTATGCATCAGATACTTATCCTGGAAAATATCTAGTAAGAAACGCAAACACCGGTAAAGCATTAAAATCTATCCAATATACTCCCGCTGATTTTAGAGATATGCTTATGTAATTACCATTACCTAAGGCTTTATTAAATTAACAAATATAATTTAGTAAATATGTCTTATTCTGCAAGTGATTGTGATACAGAAGAGTCAGCTAGTAGTGTATCTTCATTAGAAGATGAAGTTAAATATGAATACATAGGTAAAATATTAGAGCATCGTTATTTAATATTAGACTTCCTAGATAATGGAACATTTTGTAGGGTTTATATGGCATATGATATTCAAACTGATAAATATCGTGCTATTAAGATTATGAATTATGATAATAGTCAAGAAGGACAACTAGAGATAAGTTTTCTTTATAGAACGAATAATTGTAAACATATTATTAAAATTTATGATAAATTTGAACACGACAATATAGTTTTTATAGTCCTTGAATTAATGGGCGTAGCAGTAATAGATTTAATTAACCGTGTAGATTGTAATAATGAAGTATTTTCAATAATAGTAAAAAATGTGATACATCATTCATTAATAGGTATAAAAGAGTTGAATCATCATTCATTAATCCATACAGATTTGAAACTTGAAAATTTAATGACTAATTTTTTCCCAGAACGCACCAAAAAAATAATTGAAATTGTGAATTCCCTAGATATTCAGGAAGCAAGAAGAGTTTTTTATAATGGAAAAATAACGTGTATAAATAGTTCATGGTCTAGAGAAGAGTTAGGACTTTTTAAGAATTCATTAAGAGAGGATTTTAATAAATTGGCAGTTAAATTAGTATCACTTGAATTAAAAAAACAGAATTTACCAGAACATAATTCAATTGAAAATATTAGTAATATTACTTCCGATAACTTAGTTTGTAAAATTATTGATTTGGGAAACGCAGAAGAAATAAATACTATGTTTGGATATAACAAAGGAACTATACATATTAAATGTTATAGACCACCTGAGAACTTTAAAGGTAATTATTTCTTTGTGAAAAGTGATATATGGACTTTAGGATGCCTTATTTATGAAATGCTATTTTATGAGAAATTATTTGATATAAATTACTCTAATAAAAACAAAGAATATTTAGAATATATAAATGAAGCTATTACTAATCTGGATGAACTTATAAGACCAGAACTGGAGGATATTAATTTTAGAACTAATGCTGAACGAGAGTATTATTATGAATTATTAAAAAATACGCTTGTTATAAATTATGATAGTAGATGGGGTGTAAATGACTGTTTAAATTCTGGTCTATTCAAGCAATAAATGTAATTAATGGAATTAATGGAATTAATGGAATTAAT